GAAGAGATATTGAATGTCGTCATCAGAGAACTTAGTCACTCTACCTACATTCATATAGTCTCTAAACACTCCAAGAACATGATCATCTGTCTGCAAACTAAGAAGCTCATCATAAGTGTGCTTTCCATCAAGATTGATTGTGATGCTTGGCTCAAGATTGATAAATCTGCTTGCTAAGAAATGCTTGTACTCAAGAGGAGTGTATTGATAGTCAACATTGTTGTAGCTCTTGACTTCCTTCTCATTTTCTGACAATGTATAGACGTTATATGGTGTGAACTTCTCAGTCTGTACAGTTCTCTTATACAATACACTGTCTCCAATTGAGTTGTATCTAGCATCATCAAGAATAGTCTTCTTCACATTCTTCAATTTCAGATAATAGTAGTTCTGCAAAATACTTCTTTCTGTTATGTAAGGCACAATGTTGTGAGTGTATCTGAACAAGCTGTGATTGGTGTAGTTCTGGTCTTCATCTTTATAGATGTTGATCTCAGTACTTTCATTAGTGTTGTCAACAAGCTGTTGTCTGTATATCATAGAGATGCTCAAAGAATTTGGCTTGATGACTGTTGATATGTGATTCAGATTGCCAAGCAAATTCAGATTAGTGAATGGAGCAATGTTCTTGAATAGAGACACGGCATATTGCGGATTTGCTGTTATGTCAACACCATTCATATAGAAGATTGACTTGATATTGTTGAGATATTCATACTTCTCATCAGTCAAAGATTTGGATGTCAAAGATGTCTGAGCATCTATTCTGAATGTGTCTGACGTGTTGTCAATGTTAGCTTCAATCACATAGAATCCATAGTTTGTCCCATTAGCATCTTTATAAGTAGACATATATAGAGAGTCATTGAAGTCAAGATCATTCTTTTCAACATTGAATCCTGAATTGCAATAAGAGTATTCATCATACGTCTTTGTCAGACCAAGATCTTCTCTTTCCTCATCAGTCACATTCACCATATATAGAGTGTCATTAGCATCATATCTGTAATTGTTGTCAATCACATATTTCAGAACATGACCAGCTGAATCATAAACAGGATAAGTGTATTCCAATGAAGAGACATTATGCAACTGATAGTTTGCAAGTATTGCTTCTTCTGACCCTTCTCTTTCAAATATGTCATAGAATAGAGGAGTAAGAACATTGTCAACATCTGAATATCTGTTAGAGTAAGAAGACCAGTCTTTGTTGCTGATGTATCTTATGTGGAGATCATTAGTCACATAATCATCATACTCTTCAGGCTGTTCAAGTCTATAGATGTAGATATCTTTATAGAAGCCTGGATTCTCGCATCCTATGATGTCCCATAAAGTCTTGTTCACTCTAAAGAAGATGTCTTTATATACAAGTTCAAACTTTTCAGATTCTGCTTTGTCAAAGTAGAACAATCCTTCTTCAGACTCATTGATATGTGCATAGAATTTCTTGAATGACAAAAACCATTCTTGATCTACTTTGTTGAAGAACTGATAGCCAGCCTTGACAAGTGGAATGAACTCATCTTGGACTTTCAATCCCTCATCAGTATGTGCAAGCACTCTTCTCTTTATGAAGATGTTCGCTTTCCAGTCAATTGGCCAGTTGTCTTTATATTGCAAAGTCTCATCTTTCGCAAGTTCTCCGTACCAGTAGTAAATGTGCTGTTTGTTCAAGAATTTTGCGTAAAGTTCTGTATAGTCATTGTCATTGAAGATTCCTACTTGCTCTATTGAAGAATCAGTGTAAGCATAAGTGTAGATTGGAGGGATCTTGTACTTTGCAGTGTATTCAGGATAGTAAGAGTTCTGTTCAGCATTATAGATCCAGTCATAAGTGAAATGATAGTCGTATGTATAAGTGCTGTACAAGTTGTCTCCTGAAGTCACTGTATAAGTGTAAGTCTTCAAACCTGTGTATTTCTTGAATATAGCATTCAAATTGTATCTGTCAGCATAAAGCACATCTTTGTCTTGTGAAAGTTGAGAGTATGTCAACACACTTCCGTAGAATCGTCCGATGTTCTTATATCTTGATGTGAACACATTTGATGTGTAGATTGTTCCGTTATTTTGAATGACTGGATTGAAGTCATATTTTGTTTGAGTGTCAAGATAAGCAAATATGAGATCAGCTGCAATTTCTTGAACATGCTGGCAAGACTTCCACAAATTGTAAGTTGTTGTGCCAGGCTCTTGAACATTTGAAAAGCTGTATATGTCTTGGAAATTAGATGAGTTACAGAAAGTCTTCAAATATGTCGGTTGGAATGCCTCATAAGCAAGCACATTCAGATAAGAAGACTTGATGAAGTTCTTCTTTGTATAGAATGAGTTTCCATTCAATGTCTGTGAGTACTCAACCTTGCCAGCTTTGAAATAGCTTATTGTTGAATTCAGATAGCTGTTATAGTAAGAAGTGTATGAAGGTCTTTTCACACCATAGTCATCAATATTCGCTATATAGAGATTGTCTTCCAAATATTGCTTTTCTTCTGGATGTTGTTCTATATGAGTGTAGTAATATCCAAAGTAAGAGTCTCCCAAACCAGAATCATATTGGTAAGCCTGATACTGATTCAGATTGAGAATGTATGAATATCCGTAAGAGTTCTCATAGTTGTATCTTTCTGAAGCATCATACACTCCATCAAAATAAGACACATCATAAGATCTCTTTATAGGGAGAAGCTCATAAGAGTGTATAGTGTAAGATGACGGATTAGAGAACACAGGCATATATCCGAACATATTTGCTTCAATGATATTCGAGAATGAAGTGTTCCAAGTGTCTTTATAAGACATTGACAAATCTGTTGTATGTTCAGAGAAGAAGTTCTTTCTAAGATCATTTATATAAGCTGCAACAGGTTCATATTCGAAATACTTGTTCAGCTCATAATAGTCCATTGCATAGTCTGCAAAGTTGATGTAGTTTCCAGTATTTGTTTCGGAATATGTGAAGATCTTATTGAATGAGATGGTGTCTTCATTTGCTCTTGACTGATTTTCTGAATATTCCTCATTTTTGAACATGAAGTTCTTGTAATTGAGCTCAGGATTTCCAATTGACCAGTTGAGCAATTGCAAGTTAGCTGCCGCATTTGGAGACATGTTTCTTGTAACAACTTGTCTGTCTAATGTGTATTCTGAGAACTTCAGCTTAGCAATGTCCTGTTGAGACATGAAGTTTGTGTTCACTTTCACAAACATTCCGAATTTGTCTATCTTTTCTGGATCAACAAGCTCAGAATAGATGTTTGACAGATCATAAAGAATTCCATTGTAGTAGACACAATCATCTACAACATCTTGCCAATAGTCTGTTCTGCTAAATAGTGAGTCATCTATAGAAGTGATGACATTAAACCAGTTCAGACAGTAATTGTTCATGATGTTCTGATACTTTGCTGTTGATGCAGAATTGTACAGATCATAATAGTGAACATTTGTTGAAAGTGGGAAGATCAAGTTATAGTAATAAGCATCTGTCTCCATAGGAAGAGCTAGTCCGTCCATTGAAGAGAAAGACACTGGATATTGACCATATTTGTAGTTTGAATTCTGATTCTTTGAGAATGCAGGTGAGATGTTTGTTATGTAAGGATGCTCATCAGAAGAGTATTTCAACTTCCATCTGCAATAGTTGGCTGTCATCTTGTTAGAGAACTGATACTCTATATAGCGACATTCGTTTAGAGATGGGAATGAGACATCCATTATGTTGTTGGTGTAGCCAGTATACCAGCCCATCACACCATTGTCAGTATTCAGTTTGAGAATCTTCTCTTTCCAAGTGTCATAGTCAATGTTAAAGTCATACCAAGGAACTGACAGACCCTTTTGACTGACATAATAGCCTGAAAATTCTATATAAGCATTGCGATAAATCTTCAATTCAGATTCTGTCATGAGCTGTCTTACATCTAAATAGTAGCATAGAGGCAATACTTGCTTCATTGCAATCTGATTTCTCTTGAATCCGCAACAAACAGTGGCGTCAAAGTTGTTGATAGTAGTCTGAACACTATACACATTTGCTATGCCATTGTCAACACATTTAACAAAGCCTCCATGCAAAAGGTCTATTCCCCAATAAGCTGCTTGTTTAGAATTAGGAAGCAAGAAGCAAACATTAGTATCAAGTTTAGATGCATAGTTGTTGAGATAGTGAAAAAGAAAGTTCTTTTTACTGTCTTTGTTGTCTGTTATGTTGACTTTCACTCTTTTAGTAAGAGAGTGCACTGTTGTGTGAATGTTGATGTCTATTATGAATGCTGAAGGAAGATCATCAGCAGATTCTATATAGATGGGAGCAAAGAATCCGAATTGCATTCCAGTCTTTGAATAAGATATTCTCTTCACACCGGTCTCAAAATCGGTATTTCTTACGTCTTGTTTGACTGTCTTGTCAATTTTCAAAATTTCAGTCTCATTAATAGAAAAGTAAGAGTCAAAGAAAGTGTCGTTATAGATGTCATAGAACTTTTTGAGATCATATTCCCAAGATGATCCGAGCAATTGAGCTTCAATCTTACGTTGATATAGAGATGATGAAAGAGGAAGCAATTTAGCATATCTCACTTCAGTCTCATAAACAGGTGATCCATTGTAAGTTGATTTAGTGTAGTCAAGCAGATTGCAGGCTAACTTCACATTTCCTGACATTGTCGGAATAGTTCTCAATAAGGGTTTTAGCATCTCAAATATGACAAACTTTCATTTGGTTAAAAATAACCCAATGGATCATATCCATTGGGTTGATTGGGCAGCACTACACAATTAAAATCTCACATAATGTTCAATCCAACTCCATTGTTCAATAAGAATGAACACTTAGCATAAAATGAACATTCAAATTTTTGACCATTTTTCAAAACTGTTGTTATTATTAAATTGAAATGAGAATGAAAACATCAAAATACAGTTCAATTTGTAGATCAAAATCAATTAAGTTTTGGTCCAGATCATTTATGCTGTAGTTTTTGGTGATAGATTCTCAAATAAAATAAGTGCACTTCAAATTGAAATTTGGTGATGATGAATCTATCATTAAATCACCAGAAAATTTCGATTTTGAAGTTTTTTTATGCTCAAGCGATGTTTGAAATTTTGATTAAATCAATTTTGAGTGTGATTCTGTTCATCTGGCAGTTGCCTCAAACTCTAGTCGGATTGTTCCTTACAGGCTGGTATGCCTTGTATGGAGGTGTCTCTATTAAAGACATCAAAACTTATCCTGATTTAGATGATGAGACAGGTGAAGTCAAGAAGAATCTGTTTTGTGATTCAAACTACATTATGTCAGTGGTTGGAAACAAAATGGGTGGTGCAATCACACTGGGACAAGTAGTTGTATTTTCTAAAACATCTTATAAGAAGCAAGCTACAATCCAACATGAATGTGCAGGTCATGGCAAACAATCTATGATGTTTGGACCTCTTTATCTGTTAGTGATTGGACTTCCTTCTATTTTGCATTGTTGTTTTAGAACTTGTAGAAACTATTATCATTTTTGGACTGAAAAGTGGGCCAACAAGCTTGGTGACACTTCTAAGTAGAATACAGAGTGGTGGAGATTGTTTCCACCACACATGCAAGAGTAGTTCCAATGGTCAGAACGTCTGTCTCCAAAACAGAATGTTGGGGGTTCGAATCCTTCCTCTTGTGCAATACAAATTCTAAAAACAAAAATGATGAAGACAATTAAGAAAATTGCAAAGAAGATTGTGACCAACTATTCTGAAGGTGCTAAGTTGTTATACATGACAAGACCATTGATGATGTTATGATTGTTGGTGTTCCTACATTTTGAAACGTTCAATTTAAATTTTTTGAATGTTTCAAAATTTCTCTTTGAAATTTTTGATTTTGGATTCTATCTTAATTTTGTTGAAATTGAAAAACAACACGATCGTAGCTCAGCCTGGTTAGAGCACCACACTGATAATGTGGGGGTCAATGGTTCAAATCCATTCGGTCGTACAAATGAGATCAGCTCCCTTAGCTCAGTTGGTAGAGCACATCACTTTTAATGATGGGGTCATGGGTTCAAGTCCCATAGGGTGCACAAAGAAAAACCTTATTTTTAAACATATTGGAGGTTTGGCAGAGTGGTCTATCGCACTGGTCTTGAAAACCAGAGGCCTAACGGTCCGGGGGTTCGAATCCCTCAGCCTCCGCAAACATTTGAAAAACAATTTGACAGGTACATTTGAAAGGCGTTTGCAAATTTTGTGGAAAGGAATTTGAAAGAGTAGTCCGTCATCAAAACAGTTGCAGGCTCAATCCTGAACGAAGGCCCATTCATTGGCAAGGCACTATCTTGTGCAATGACGGAAAAGTTGAAAAGCGATTCACTAAAGAAGAATTTGAAACAATTGACAAGCATATTTGGAAGAGAGGTTTGACAGATTCACATAAAAAGAAACTATCCAAGATTGGCCATAAAAGCCGAGGCATTGCTAATGATCCTGATGCCGAAATTCAACGAAGACTTAAGATTTCACAGACAATGAAACGAAATGGAAATTCCGGTGGTTACCGGAATGGAAGTGGAAGAGGAAAGTCTGGCTATTATAATGGCATTTGGTGTGATAGTACTTGGGAATTAGCATATTTGATCTGGTGTCTAGACAATCACATTGACATAAGACGTTGCAAAGAAAGATTGACATATAAGTTTGAAGGCAAAGAGCATTGGTACATTCCAGATTTCATAATAGACAACACAACAATAGTAGAAATTAAGGGCTATGAATCCCGACAGTGGCTAGCCAAACGAAAGGCATATCCACAAATTGAAGTGATAGACGACTATAAGATTGAACAGTATTTGACATATGTGAAAGACAAGTACAATGTGAAAGATTTGACAGAATTGTATGAAAGAAGTTGAATGCAAATGGTGTGGAAAGAAGTTTTTGAAAAGCAAACACACAGATCCAAAGAATTGTCTTTGTGATGAATGCAAAGCAAAAGGTAGAAAGAAGATTTGCCCAGTATGTGGCCGAGAATATTTGACAAGACAAGGTTGTACAGAATTTTGCAAGAAACATTCGAGAGCACAGTTGAAAGCATTAGCAGATTTTGGATTTGATTTGACAACAATAGGGACAGAAAGAGTTGAAAGTGAATTTGACAGAATACGGAATGAGATTGACACACTATATTGGAAAGAACATTTGTCATCTAAAGAGATCATAAAGAAATTTGGCTATAAGCATCAAGGAAATTTCACATCACATATTCTCCACTATTTGGACATAAAGTCGAAGACATTGAGCGAGAGTGTTGAAGAGAATTTTGAGACAGGGCGTAAGAGTGCATTCTCATCACCAACGTTCAAGAGCGGATGGCATGAGACATGGAATGGAAAGCGAGTCTTTTTGAGATCATCGTATGAGGAAGATTATGCTTCTCTATTAGATGAGCAAAAGATAGACTACGAAGTTGAACAACCACGCATTGTCTATTGGGATTCTATTAAGAAAAAGAGACGAATTGCTATTCCAGATTTCTGGCTAAAAAGTAGCAATTCTATAGTAGAGATCAAAAGCTCATTCACTTTGGATAGACAGAACATGATAGACAGATTGACTGAATTTGAAAGAAGAGGTTTTGAAACAAAATTGATGTTAGATCACAAAGAAGTTGACTGGAAAATTGAAATTTGACTTTTGTTTGTCCATCTTTCTTATGTAACAACAAATGGTACGTTGGGTGAGTTGGTTAAGCCGGCGGTCTGCAAAACCGTCTTTCACTTGTTCGAATCAAGTACGTACCTCTTGCCTGGTGAATTGGGTGAGTGGCTTAAACCAGCAGTTTGCTAAACTGCCGATCGTTCGCGATCCGCAGGTTCGAATCCTGCATTCACCGCATAAGGCGACATAGCTCAAGTGGTTAGAGTGCATGATTCATAATCATGAGGTTAGCAGTTCAAATCTGTTTGTCGCTACTGTTAAAGATTTAGAAGATGGACGAACAAAAGAACAGAGCAAATCTGTTCGGACGAATTAGAGATCATTTTGCAAATTATGAGATCAATGTTCAGAAGAATGGAGTGTGGTGGATCTTTTCAAGATTTGACAAATCAGAAATTCTTGAAGAAGATCGAAGATTGATTTGGAAACAATTGTTGAATTTTCAAGATGAAGTGAAGTTCAACTATTATGATGAGTATTTGAATTTTGTAGATCACGTGATGTACATAGCTTATCATAAAGGGTCTACAGCCTATAATAGGGATGATCTTTTTGCATACAAGCAAGGAGATCCTCATTGAAAGGGCAGATAGCTCAGTTGGTAGAGCAAGGGACTGAAAATCCCTGTGTCGGCGGTTCGATTCCGCCTCTGCCCACAACTAAACGGGATATTTTCTCGCTCCGGTAGCTCAGTAGGATTAGAGCAACTGCCTTCTAAGCAGTCGGTCATGCGTTCGAATCGCATCCGGAGTACGTTGAGCCAGGAAGTTTGTGAAAATTTCTTGGCTTTTCTATTGAAATTCTCACAGTTTTTTCTATCATATCATTGAACAAAACAAAAGAAAAATGGAAAAGATTATAGAAACAAGAAAAGAAATTACGGATCGTTTGAAAAGACATTTGGCTCCTTTCTCATTGATGGTTCAACGGGATTTGACAACCTTGACAATCACTCGAAGAGATAAG